AGTTGCTTTGTGAGGATAACAGATGCTGGCCCACTGTTGAAAGTAGGCCAGAGTCCACCTATGGACTAATCTCTGTAAGCCAGTACCAGATGTCAGTGGTGTAAGCCACTGACCACTCTATTAGCTCAATCGGATCAATACCTATTATTACCATGATGATTAAGCATCCAATGATGAATAGCAACTTGTTCATTCTTCCACCTCTTTGAACTCTGTATTTCGCACGTTGAACTTTATTTTGCTCACTGTGAACTCTTCCATGTCTGTATCTATCCTATCTACAATGCTAACCAATGACTCTTCTGGCTGTGCTTCCATTGTGTGGTACTCTTCACCTACTACTAAACCTCTGATTGTAACGGTAATATTCATATCTTAGTATCCTATCTTAGTAATATTAAGCCTAGATATAGCGATTCTAGAGCTTCTCGCTAGGCTAGGCGAGCTTTTCTCGCCTAGCCTACCCGATTATATAGGCGAGGTCTAGCGCCTCGCCTACGGGCTCCTATTAGCCGTTAATCTCTTGGAAGAATTTAGTGTAAGCACTAGTCAAGGCATCATCACCTAGGTGGCTTACTTTATCAGGATGGAATGCGCCTTTACTTCTAGGTGCTTTACCTTTAGCCCACGCTGCTTTGGCCTTGGTTAGCTTATCCCATGCTGCCTGTACCTTTGGATTCACCTCATCTGCTGACTCTTCAGCGGAGTCCTCACCACTAGGCTCTTCACCTGCACCCTGCCCAGCCCACACCCTTGCAGTTAGATCCCAGATGTTAAGGTAATGCGACTTGTGCTTCTTAATGTTAGGAGTAGTCTCGCCGTATTCACCGGTGCCAGCTATAAAATCCTCAGCCTCTGTTTTGGTGCGTGCGCTGCCTGCTAACCAATCGTAGTACTCCGCTGCGAATCCCTTCTTAGCCTTAGTAGATAAGCCCAGCTCCTTTATAGCAGCCTCTATATCTACGTTCTTATAGTCTTCTATTACTAGATAGGCTCTTACTTTCTTTAGGTCTAAGCCTTCGTTAAGTAGCGCTTCGATACGTTCGATAATAGTCATGATAGTATTCCTTATTAAGTATTCGTTAAGTATTCAAGGGAAGACCTTCTCAACCCATGACACCTATCTTACTCCAATTAGTTTGTAAGTCTAATACCGATTAGTTATAAGGTTATAGCGTCTGGTTATAAGCAACGTATAACGCGGAAGGTAATAGGCCACTGGGGGGGGGGTAACAGGCCAGCAGCCAAAGCCCTTGCCCTCACTCACTATTTTTCAAAATTTTAAAAAAAAATTTCACCAAAATTTAACACATCTTTTGACAGCTTACCTACTATGCACCACGCTAAGTCATTGATCTAGAAGCGGAAATTATTTCTTTACTTTCTTAGCGGAAAGTAGTAGCTATTTATAGCTATTTATAGTAAAATTACAGTAGTAATTTTGATAAGATATTTAAGGCTAAGGAATAGGAACTATGCCACTTAACTACAGAAAATTAGACGATCTTACCATCTTGACCTCAGAGGATCTTGAGATAGTAGAGCAGCGTGCTAAGGCTCTGTCTATACAAGAGTGCCTAGAGTACCTTTGCTTGGATACTGAAGAATTGACAGAAACTGAGATCTCTTATATTAAGCGTGCGCATCGCAAAGGAGTGGCAGACGGTATCTATAGAGCTGTCGACTATATGTTTAAGCACATGCAAACCAAGAATGGCGGGCAGACTTGCCTTGACTACCTCAAGACACGTTCTGAGCCTTTCCAGGTAGAGGCAACTCCTAAAGGATCTGGCTTCTCATTCAATGTGGTTATGGACTAATGGAAGTTACTTATATTGCCTCACCCAATATGAAGTTATTCCATAAGGATGACCACTTTGTTCGTGCACTTATGGGACCAATAGGCAGCGGAAAATCTGTTGCCTGTTGTGTAGAAGTTATGCGTAAAGCTTTCCTTCAGAAGCCTAACCATGAAGGAATTCGTAAGACAAGATTTGCTATCATTCGAAACACTTATCGTGAATTGATTGATACAACCATTAAGACGTTCATGGATTGGTTCCCTGAGCACTTAGGTGTTTACCGTAAGATGGACTTGCAGTTTACCATTAGCCAGGAACTTCCTGATGGCACAGAGCTCTACTGTGAGATTCTCTTTCGTGCTCTTGATAAGCCTGATGACGTCAAAAAGCTTCTATCACTAGAGCTTACAGGTGCTTGGGTTAATGAAGCCAGAGAGCTTCCTAAAGCTATTATAGATATGCTTATAGGGCGTTTAGGCCGCTATCCAAATATGAGAGATGGTGGACCAACTTGGCATGGCCTTATAATGGACACTAATCCGCCTGACTCTGATCATTGGTGGTATAAGTTATTTGAGGTAACACGTCCAAAGTCTTATGCATTGTTCAAACAGCCAAGCGGAGTATCTGAAGAAGCGGAGAACATTGACAATCTGCCTAAAGGTTACTATACCAATATGCAGGATGGAAAAGACCAGGAATGGATTAATGTTTACGTACATGGGAATTATGGATTTGTGACTGACGGCAAGCCTGTATGGCCAGAGTATAAAGATGATGTGCACTCTACTGATGAAGATGTTATCATTCCTGATGACGCCACCATTATTGTTGGGATTGATTTCGGTCTTACTCCTGCTGCTACTTTTGCTTTCCTTACTGCTTCTCATCGGTGGATTATCTTCGATGAGCTAGTAACAGAAGATATGGGGGCAGCCAATTTTGCAAAGCTTCTCAATGCTCATGTTAATAAGTACTATTCTAATAATCCTATTGAGTTTTATGGTGATCCTGCTGGAGACCAGAGAGCACAAACTGATGAAACCACCCCTTTCCAGATATTGGATAATCACGGTATTGTCGCCTGGCCTACTCATACTAACGATTTCATCATTCGCAGAGAGGCAGTTGCTGGTCCAATGCAGAGAATGGATTTTGCTGGTAATCCAGGCTTCTTAGTTGGCCCGAAAGCATTTATGACTCGCAAGGCACTTGCTGGAGGTTACAAGTACAAGCGGATGTCTGTTTCTGGACAAGAGCGTTATCAGGATAAACCAGACAAAGGAAGGTACTCACACGTAGGTGATTCACTACAATATTGCATGCTAGGCGGCGGAGAAGGCAATTCAGTTGTAGGTGGATATGACAATAAGCCGATAGACTACTCACAAACAAATAGGATGATAAGATAACAATGCTTAGCAAAGAAGATATTTTGACAATAGTCTCATCTGAGCTATCCTTAGCTGATTCCTCTACATACAATGGAGTAGGGAATGTCAGCCTTGAGGAATCACTATCCTATTATTTAGGTTTACCAAATGGCACAGAAGTTGAGGGAAGATCTCAAGTAGTGTCCACAGATGTAGCAGATGCTATTGAGTGGATACTTCCTCAGATTATGAAGTCTTTCACTCAGAATAATGAAATAGTTGTATTTGACCCAGTACACGAAGGTGACGAGAAGCAAGCAGAGCTTGAGTCACAGTATGTATATGAAGTGCTGATGAAGCAGAATGATGGCTTTATTATACTCCATCAGTTTGTCAAAGATGCACTTATGCAGCGGAATGGTATTCTTAAAGTTTACTATGCCAAAAATAATGAGACTAAGTCTTCTGACCATACAGGAATTACAGAAGACCAACTACAAGCTCTTCTCATGTCTGAAGGAGTGGATATAGTTGAGAAGTCTGATTATGTTGATGAAAATCAGACTGAGATGAAGAATCAGCAAATTCAAATGCAGATTCAACAAATGTCTCAACAAGCGCAGCAAATGCAACAACAAGCCCAACAGAATCTGCAAATGAGAGATCAAATACTTCCTCAGATTCAGCAAATAGGGCAAATGATTCAGGCTTTACAGCAGGAATTAGAAACTCCTGTTGTTCTTTATAATGTTAAGTTGTCTGTGACGCGTATCAGAGGCCAGATATATATTGATCCAGTTCCTCCAGAGGAGTTTAGACTCAATGCACAGCATAACTCTATCAACCTTGATTCTGCTCGCTTTACTGCCCATGTTAATCTCATGCCAGTCTCAGATATCATTGAGCAGTACGACATTAGTTTTGACGAAACCAAAGAGTTGCCAGAAGGAGCCAACTTCTACGATAGAGAATACAGGTTCTCTATGCAAGATGAGTCAGTCTTCTACGACAGAGTCGATTCAGGTGATGAGTCACAAAGATTAATTGAAGTATCAGAATGCTTTCTTCAAATTGACATTGATGAAACAGGAATATCAAAGTTAATGAAGATAACAGTGGCAGGTGGAGACGCACCTACTGATATAATCAAAGTTGAAGAAGTTGAGAATATGCCATGGGTGTCTACTACGACATTCCTAATGTCTCACAAATTCCAAGGCTTGTCTATAACTGATAGGTTGAAGCAGATACAAGATCAAAAGACAGCTATCTGGCGTAATATGCTAGATAATATGTACTTGCAGAATAATCAGCGGAATGTTGTTGTTGAAAGCCAAGTTAATATGGATGACTTGCTAGTAAGTCGCCCAGGCGGTATAATTAGAGCAAAACGCTTAGATGCCATTATGCCTTTAGCTACTCCTCAATTGGGGCAAGATGCCTATAGTATGATGGAGTATCTTGATAGGGTAAGGGCAGGAAGAACTGGAGTTGATCCTGACGGAACAGCTACACCAAGTAATATCGGTGACAGGGTTGGCTCACAAGGCGTTGACCGTCTCATGAATGCGAAAGAAGAGCTGGTGGGTCTCATCATTCGCGTAATAGCTGAGACTGGAATAAAGCCGTTATGCACGAAGATAAGAGACTTATCTATCAAGCATGTTGACTCTGTCATCGATTTCCGCTTTAGAGGGCAATGGGAAAAGGTCAAGCCTTCTGAGTGGCTTGATCGAACTCAATGCACTGTAAGAGTTGGAACAGGAACTGGGGATCACCAAGCACAAGTTGCAGCTCTTACTCAAGTCATGGCAATACAAGAGAAGATTCTTGCTAACCCTGCACAAACAATACTTAAAGAATCAAACATCTATACTGCTATAGATGACTTCTGTAAGTTCTCAGGCCTTAATGGTGCAGTAAGATACTTTATCGATCCTGAAAGTGAAGAAGGCAAGAAAAATGCTATTGATGTTGGCAATAGAATGTCTGAGCAAGGTGAAAAGCAAGATGCTATGAATGCCCAAATGGCTGCTGCTCAAGACAAGATTGCCCAAGCTGCACTACAAGAAGCCAATGCTAAGCAGGAAGCAATTAGGCTTAAAGGGCAGGTAGACCAAGGCAAGAATCAACTTACTCTTATGAAGCAGAATCATGATGCTCAACTATCTGCTATGAAGCAAGAGCTTGATGAAGCAAGAGCAGTAGCAGAAGCAATGGGTAAGGATGCTCAACTTGACTTCCAATATGATCAAATGGATACAAATACAGCACTAGAACTCACCCGCATAGAAGCTCAATCTCAGACTGATGAGAATGATAACTTCGATCAGAATAGAGATACCACAAATGAGTAATGAAGCAAGAAAACGCTATGATACAGAAGTAGCACTTGGAAAAAAAGCAGAAAATGCATATTCAATTTTCATAGAGGGATTTCTTAAAAAGAAAAGAGAGGAGCTATATGATAGCTTCTGTAATGCTTCTATGGAAAAGCCAGAGGTTATACTTGAAGCAAAAAGATTAGCCTTGGCACTTAATATTATAGAAGAAGAAATAAAAACATTAATCAATACAGGAAACTTAGCTGCAAAATCACTAGCACTATTAGATGAGAAACCCACTGAAGGATAGATATTATGAATTTTGGACAAGCACTAGAAGCAGCAAAAGAAGGCAAAGCATTTCGCTTACCTAGCTGGTCTAAAGATGTAATGATAAAAGCGCAATTTCCAGATGCAAACTCAAAAATGACAGCTCCATATTTATATGTAGAAAGTCGTTTCGGGAAAGTTCCTTGGAAGGAAACAAATATTGAATTGTTTTCTGAAGATTGGGAGATTGCACAATGAATGGTTTTAAAAGAACAACACTGAGCCGAATGGGCATTTTTGCCGCATTTGAAGATGTAGATAGTAGCCAAGATGGTCTGTCTGCAGAAGGGCAAGCTGATTCCATAGCAGAATTGCTAATTGGAGACTCAGGTGCCAGTGACTCAGAGGGAAAGGCTGCAGATAAGGCAGTTGAAGAAGAAGCAGAAGACACACCTGATGAGGAATCAGAAGAAGAGGAGACTCCAGCTGAAGATTCTACCGAAGAAGATGAGTCTGATGAAGACGATGGTGATGATACATGGGAGTCTGTTTTAGGCTTAGAGGAAGGCCAAATTGACTTTGATGAAGAAGGCAACCTACAGGGAGTCAACGTTAAAGTTAATGGTGAATCCGCTACGGTTAAGATGAACGATCTTGTAGCAGGCTATCAAAATAATAAGGCTAATACTCAGAAGGCACAAGCGTTGTCAGAAGAGCGGAAAGCCTTTGATGCTCAAGCGCAAGCTATAGCACAGGATTTTAAGACCAAGCTTGATAATGTAGAGGCGATGTCTAATTATCTAAATGAGCAATTAGTATCTGAGTTTAATGGAGTTGATTGGGAGAAGTTGAGAGTTGAGAACCCTGCTGAATATGCAGCAGCACGTCAGGACTATTCAGCAAGAGCCCATGAGCTGCAACAAGCTCAACAGGCTATCATTGCAGAGAAGCAACAAACAACAGAAGCAGAAAAGCAGAAGTTTGTTGAGTCACAAAGTGCATTTGTTAAAGAACAAAGAGCAAAGATGATAGAAAATAATCCTACTTGGAATAGCCCAGAAACTTTTAATAAAGATATGGGTGAGATAAAGACATTCCTTAGTAACCAGTATGGATTTACAGATCAAGACTTTGCAGCTGTTGCAGATGCAAGATTGATCGAGCTTGTTAAAGATGCTAAGAAGTTTAGAGAAGGCATTAAATTTGCACAAAAGAAAGTCCAGAAGCCTGTTCCTAAGTTTCAAAAGAGTGTTGGGAAAAGCCGTAAGGCACCCTCGAAATTAGACAAATTAACCAAGGCAGCAAAAGGAGCTTCAGGTGCTAATAAGCGCGTGGCGCAATCTGATGCAATTGCCGAACTTTTATTAGGTGGAAATTAAATATGAGTACTGCAAATTTAGATAGCGCAGATCTTAAAGGCGTACAAGCTGGCGGATTGATCCGTGAAGATGTAATGAACAAAATTTGGGATATTTCTCGAATTCCATTGCCTTTCACTGATATGATTGGTACAGGCTCAGCAAAGAACGAGTATAAAGAGTGGACTACTGATGAGCTAGCTGCTCCTGATGTAACCAACGCAGTAGTTGATGGGTCTGATGCCTCAGGTAATGACACTAAGACTGGTGCACGTGTTGGTAACCATCATCAAATTTCTGATAAGGTAGTTCGTGTATCTTATCGTGCAGATGCTTCTGATACAATTGGTCGTGCTAAAGAGTTGTCTTACCAGTTGATGCGTAGGCAGCAAGAGCTACGCCGAGATGTTGAGGCTATTGCTTTGCTTAACCAAGCATCTGTTGCTGATGATGGTGATTCTGTTGCAGGTAAAGCAGGTGGTCTTCCTTCTTGGATAGAAACTAGCGCTGTTAATGGTACTCCTGGTGGATTTAACTTATCAACAAAGCTAACAGAAGCATATACTTATGAGGCTGCTGCAGTTGGCCTTACTGAGAAAAATGTTCGTGATGTAGTTGAAAGTGTATACAATGAAGGTGGCGATCCTACCAAGATGATGACAGTTCCTTCAATTGTCCGTCTATTCTCTGAATACCTATTCACATCTTCTGCTCGTGTTGCTTCTCTTATGAGTGACCAAGGTAAGAGTCGTGAGAAGGCCACTGCTCTAGGCTCAGTTAATGTATTTGTTACTGATTTCGGTACGCTTACAATGGTTCCTAATCGCCTACAGCAGACTTATACAGCATCTACTACAGCAGCAGATGTATTCATTCTTGATCCTGAGTACTTGAGCTTGTGCTACTTGAAAGGTTATCGTACAGATCCTCTTGCTAAAACTGGCCTAGCAGAAAATCGCCAGATGTGTGTCGATTGGTCTTTGATTGTTAATACTGAAAAAGCTCATGGTATCATAACAAGTATTGATACTACCGCTGCTGTAACTGCAAGCTAATCAACTGGCCAAGGATGGCCACTTATTTAATTATTGGAGAATATCATGACAGAAGTTAAAAAGGAAAAAGCTTTGCCTGCTAGCACAAAGGTAAAAGTTAAGAATGTTTCAAAGCGAGCAATTAATCTTGCAAATGGCCGTATTGAGTCAGGCAAGGTTGGCGAAGCAACACTAGCGGAGCTTCAGTGCCATAGCTCTATTTTAGAAAAAACAGCTGATAGCAAAAAGGCATAACATGGATAGCGTCATAAAATCGGAAGTTCACTATCAAGAGCACACTGGCGAGCTAACGCATAAAACTAGCCAACCAACCGAAGGTATTATTCTGGATAGGAATGCAGAGCTGAGAAAGAATGCAGGCAGCATCCGTGATCTTGGCGCTGGACAGGAAGGAGGTGCTTGGGGTCGCCAAGTTGCCTCTATTCCATTTATAGTTTATGAAAAAGCTATTCGTGATGGCTTTGAATTGAATCACAAAGACAAGGATCATGCAGGTAAAGAAATGCATAGGTTCTTATCAACAATTGAAGGCAGAGCTTGCCTTGTGCAAGGTTAGGAGTGTGTGATGTCTGGCAAATTATGTTATGGAAGTTCTTATAACAACTCAGGTGCAGGAACTTTACGAGAAAGCAAAGCATTTGCAGATGGTATTCTGTATAGAGCAGAAGGCACAGCATTAGCTAAGCCCAAAGCTGATAACCCTCATGAAACAGGATCAGAGGCATTCACAGCTTGGGATCTAGGTTGGGATGCAGCACAAGCAGCAGTAGGTGGCAGTTTACCAGCTATTGGGTGTGCGGCTCCTACAGGTACAATTTTAGCATAGGAGTATAGCTATGAAGCCTTTGTTGATGATGAGAGCAAGAGGTTTGTTAGGCCCATTCTTTAGTAAGCACAAAGGCGTTCCTATGCTTTCTAGGTCTGCTGGTAATTTCATATCAACTGGCAGCGAGGAAGAAATTGTATTGCAACTTCATGCTCAAGCGGGTGGCGGGTTTGGTAGTGTCGAACTTCCAGATGATTACTACGTACAACCTATTCCATTAAATGATCCTAATGCCAGATTTATAAGTTACTCAACTGGAAGTGATGCCAATGATGGTATACGTGTTGTTGATGGCGGCACTGGCCCTTGGAAAACATTACCAGTGGCTTGGGATGCACTAGTTCCAGGTAATGTGCTTTTCTACATGGATATGATTTCTCTAGAGGCAACTCTAGATATGAAATTTACAGGTTCTAATACTGCTACTGAGCTAAGCCCGATAATTCATACTAGACACCCTGATGTCTCTATAGAT